GACCCGTATTGAGTTCGCTTCCGACAACATCAAGAAAAACTTCTACTTCAAGCACCCCTCCACCTACAAGCGGGGCAGTCAGTATTGGAACTTCATGAAGGAAGTGACCACCTACACCCGCTCCGGCAAGGTTCCACACGATGACGCTCCTGACTCCCTCTCCCTGTTGGAGAACGAAATCCGTATGCTGTCCGGGGGCAAGGTGGAGGTCTTCAAGCGTCCCTACTGAAAGGTTGGTTTTGACAAATACTGTGGCGAATGGTATGATAAAAGGTTAGCATTGACAACCATTGGAGAGTTTGATACAATGATAAGAGATAAAATAGGTAGAGGGAAGGAGGTGCTGTAAGTGGGTGCGAGAGCGTTGTTTGGTCGCCGTGTGATCTATACCGATGTTGCCGAAATCAATGCCGGGAACATCATTGATGTTCTGCAAAAGGCTTTGTTCGTCCATCTGCAAAACAGCGCCGACATTGACTATCTCTATCGGTACTATCGTGGAGATCAGCCCGTGCTTTACCGGGAAAAGGAAGTACGGCCTGAAATCTGCAACAAGGTCGTTGAGAACCGAGCCAATGAGATCGTGTCCTTCAAGGTCGGCTATCTGATGGGTGAACCCGTTCAGTATGTGAGCCGCAGCGATGACGAGAACATTTCCGCTGAGGTCAGCCGCTTGAACGATTATGTTCTCAGCGAGGATAAGCCTGCCAAGGACAAGGAACTGGCGGACTGGTCGCACATTGGCGGCACTTCCTACCGCATGGTGCTTCCTGATGGGGAAGCCGATGTAGAGGAAGACGAAGCTCCTTTCGAGATTTTCACCCTTGACCCCCGCTTCGCTTTTGTGGTCTACTCCACCGCCCTCGGCAATCCCGCCATGATGGGCGTGAAGTATGTGAAGGACGAGAACGGCAATCTGATTTTCAGTTGCTACACCCGTGACCACTACTACGAAGTGGAGAATACTTGGGCGATCATTCGGAGCGAACCTCAGATTTTGGGTATTCCCATCATCGAATACCCGGCGAATAAGGCTCGGCTGGGAGCCTTTGAGATCGTCCTCCCTCTGCTGGACGCTATTAACACCGTGGAGAGCAACCGCCTTGATGGTGTGGAGCAGTTCGTACAGGCGCTCATGCTGTTTCACAATGTTGATATTAACACTGAGGATTTTCACCAGCTTCGTGACGAGGGTGCTATCAAGTACAAGGACATTGACCCGCAGTTCAAGGCGGAGATCGAGTATTTGACCTCGGAAATGAACCAGACACAGACACAGACCCTCGTGGACAGTATGTATAACACCGTCCTGACGATCTGTGGTATGCCGAACCGCAACGGTGGTTCTTCCACCAGCGATACCGGCTCTGCGGTCATCATGCGTGATGGTTGGTCGGCGGCGGAAGCCAGAGCCAAGGACTCCGAGCTGATGTTCAAGCAGTCCGAGAAGGATTTCTTGAAGCTGGTTCTGCGTATCTGCCGTGACCTGAGCGACCTGACACTGAAACTCAGCGGTCTGGAAATCCGCTTTACCCGCAGAAATTACGAGAATATCACGGAAAAGGCAAATGTGTTGACTGCTATGCTTGCCAATCCGAAGATCGCCCCGGTTCTGGCCTTTACCCATTGTGGTTTGTTCTCTGACCCGCAGCTTGCGTACCGTATGAGTATGGATTACGCTGAGGAACAGGAGAAAAAGGCCGCTGAACTCGCAACCAAGCAGAAGGAGGTTAATCCTGATGGTGGAAACAAGGGAGCTGAAACTGACCCCGGAAGCGGTCAGCAAGATTGAGGAAATCTTAAAGCACCACAATCAGGCGGAAGTCAAGGTGGAGGACAGCTCCGTCGTGGTTATTGAGATACGCCGGAAAAAGAAATATTGAGTGGGTCAGGCAAGGGCCTGACTGACAGCCGTGGGGCTACTGATACCGAAAAGGTATTGGTAGCCCTTTTATTTTTCCTTCCAATGCCCTCGGAGTTTTCGGACAGTCCGTGAAAGCTCGGTCTTTTCGGAGATATGAGAAAGGCGAAGACAATAATTTGACCGCCGTAAGGCGTTGAATGGTCAGGGAAGACCTTAATCGCAAACGGGAGACAACCCGTAAAAACAGAAAATAGTGCTGAGTGAACAGCCTTGTTAAACGCAGGAGGTAATCATTATGGCAAAGATCGACACCAGCAAAATCACGGGCTATGCGGAAATGTCTGCGGAAGACAAGCTGAAAGCTCTGGAAGCGTTCGAGTATGAGGACAACGCCGCCGAGCTGGAAAAGCAGAAAGCCGCTGTTTCCAAGGCCAACTCCGAAGCCGCTGAGTGGAAGCGTAAGCACAACGCTCTGTTGGGTGAGGACGAGAAGAAGAAGCAGGAGCAGGAGGAAAAGTTCGCCAACATGGAGAAGGAGCTTTCCGAGCTGCGGGAAGCCAAGCGTGTTTCCGAGTTTAAGGCCAAGTTCATTGCTCAGGGCTATGACGAGGTTCTTGCTGAGGATACCGCAAAGGCGATGGCTGATGGTGACTCTGCCAAGGTGTTTGCCAACCAGCAGAAGTTCCTTGACGAGTATGCAAAACAGGTCAAGGCTGACGCTCTGAAAAAGACCCCCAAGCCCACTCCCGGTGCCGGTGGCGGTACTGGCGAGATGGATTACGCCAAGAAAATCGAGGAAGCACGGACAAACGGTGATTTCGCCGCCGTTGCTTACTACACCCGCCTGCAAGCCGAAGCGGAAGCGCAGGCGAAAAAAGAGTAAAGGAGAGTTTTTACTATGGCAGATCAGTTTGCTATGAGTTTCGGGGTACTCAATTACTCCGGTATGCTCTTTAACAAGGGCAACACCCGCACCCCTCTGAGTTCCATCATCGGCGGTCGTGCCAAGACCACGAACCATGTTGAGTTCGTGACCGGTCAGGAGTTCACCTCTGGCGGCGGCGCTCAGCCTGCTATCAGCGAGAGTGCTTCTCTGACCGCCCCTGACGCTACCGTTGTGACCCGTGCGCAGAAGACCAATGTGACTCAGATCTTTCAGGAGTCTGTGGGCATTTCCTACGGGAAGATGTCTAACATGGGTACTCTGAGCGGTATCAATGTGGCGGGTCAGCAGGCCAACCCCATGAACGAGCTGGACTTTCAGGTTGCCGCCAAGATGATGAAGGTCAATGCCGACATTGAGTACACCTTCATTAACGGTGTTTACAACAAGGCCACTGATGACACCAAGATCAACAAGACCCGTGGTCTGGTTCCCGCAATCACCTCCAACACTACGGCGATGGCTTCCAAGCCCCTCGGCCTGTGGGATATTGCCGACATGGTGAAGAAGATTTACGGCGCTCACGCTCCCACCGATGGCCTGTGCCTGTGGTGTGACGCTGTGACCATGTTCCAGATCAACGCTGACGCTGTTCAGAACGGTCTGACCGTGGTTCCCGCTGCCCGTAACATCAACGGTATCTCCCTGTCCAGCGTGGTCACGCCCATCGGCGTTGTCTACCTGTATCTTGGCGAGTACCTTCCTGCCGGTACTGCTCTGCTGCTGAACCTGAGCGTTCTGGCTCCCGTTTATCAGCCTGTCCCCGGTAAGGGCAACTTCTTCCTTGAGCCGCTGGCAAAGGTCGGCGCTGGTGAGAAGTATCAGCTCTTTGGTCAGATCGGCCTTGACCACGGCCCTGAGTGGTTCCACGGTAAGTTTACCGGTATCTCTACCGAGTTTACCGCTCCCACTTACAGCCGCAGCGTCTTCATCGCCAATGACGCAAACAACCCTGTGAACACTAAGGCCGTTGCTGGCGGCTAAGAGTGGCGCAGGAGTAAAACAGAGATTTTAGAAAGGAAAGGTGGAAAGCATGACGGACGCTGAAAAGTTGAAAATGGTGAAAGCCATGACCGGCGAGACAGACGAGGACACGCTTTCCACCTACCTTTCTATCGCCGGAAACAAGGTGTGCCGCAAGGCATACCCCTTTGACCCCACCGTAACCGCTGTTCCCGACCAGTACGCTCACATTCAGGTGGAGATCGCCGTGTATCTGCTGAATAAGCGGGGAGCCGAAGGGCAGACCGCTCACAGCGAGAACGGTATCTCCCGCTCCTATGAAGACGGCGATGTACCGCCTACGCTGCTGAGGGACATTGTTCCCTTTGCCGCTGTGATGGGAGGTTGAGTGCATGAGGACGCTGAACCGCAACAAATCGCCCTTCTGGTATCTGCTGTATGACAGCAAGGCTCCCGCCAAGGACGAGTACGGCAACGAAACCGGCGAGGAATTGGTGGTTTACAAGCCTGCCGTGGCGATGAACGCCAATATCTCGGCGGCGACCGGCTCCGCTCAGGTGGAGCAGTTCGGTAATTTCGCAGGGTACGACAAGGTGATCGTCACCGATGACCTGAGCTGCCCCATTGACGAGAATACCGTGCTGTTCATCGACAAAGAACCGCAGTATGACAAGGACGGGAAGCCGCTCTACGATTACATGGTCAAGCGGGTCGCCAAGTCCCTCAACTCCATTTCCTATGCGGTCAGTAAGGTGACGGTATCGTGAGTCAGACAATCAATGTTCCGCTCTCCGGGAGAGGGATTGAGCGGCTGATACGGGAAACCAAGAACTGGAAGAACCGGCTTCAAGAGCGGACTGCGGTCTTTCTCGACCGGGTGGCGCAAGAGGGCATGGAAAGAGCTTCTGTTAAGTTCTCGCAGGTTGTTTATGACGGCACGAACGATGTGTCCGTGACGGTGGAAGCCCGTGGGAACAATGTTCGAGCGGTGGTAGCGGCAGGCGGAGCTACCCTGTTCATTGAGTTCGGCACAGGCGTGACCTACCCGGACAATCACCCGGAAGCGGAAGAACTCGGTATGAAGCGTGGCGAATACGGTCAGGGTCACGGCAAGCAGCACTCTTGGGGTTATTACGGCGACCCCGGCACGAACGGAGTGCTGAAAGAAAAGAAGAACGGCGGGTTCGTGGTCATTACCCACGGCAATCCCGCCAATATGCCGATGTATGAAACGGTGAAGGAGCTGCAAGACCGGCTCACGGAAATTGCGAAGGAGGTGTTTTCATGATTGATGTGGAGAGTCAAATCTACACGCCGATTGCGGAAGCCCTGAGAGCGCAGTTTCCCGGTATCTTGGTCAGCGGCGAATATGTCAATGCTCCTACCCGTTTCCCTTATGTGAGCTTGGTGGAGCAGGATAACTACACCACGGAAACTCACATGGACAGCGGCGATACGGAGAGGTTCGCTACGCTGATGTACGAGGTGAATGTCTACTCCGATAAGGCAGGCGGTAAGAAATCCGTTTGCCGAAAGATCATGAGGTTTGTGGACGATCTCATGTACGCCAAGAATTTCCGGCGTATTTCTCTGTCCCCGGTTCCCAATTTAGAGAACGCAACAATTTACCGTCTGGTTGCCCGATACAAGGCTGAAACGGACGGAACCACTCTTTATAGGAGGTAAATGAAATGGCTATTTCCACCTACAATGTTTTTCTGATGAAGAAAGCCGACACTGGCGAACAGTGGAGCAAGCTGATCGACATTAAGGAGTTTCCTGACCTCGGCGGAGAACCCGAAATGCTGGAAACCACCACCCTGAGCGACAATATGCAGACCTACATCGCCGGTATCCAGTCCCTCGATGGTCTGTCCTTTACCGCCAACTACACGCTGGCTGATTTCCAGACCCTCAAGGCTTTGGAAGGCAAGAAGGTCAGCTATGCGGTCTGGTTTGGCGGCACCGAGAGCAATGGCACTGTTACTCCCGATGGCTCTAACGGCAAGTTCAGCTTTGACGGTGAGCTGTCCGTGTATCCCGTGGGCGGCGGCGTGAACGAAGTGGTGAACATGAACATCACCATCGCTCCTTCTACCCCCATCGCTTTCTCCGCAACCTAAGACACCAACAATCGCCGTATTGATAAGGAGGATTTATCATGGCAAAGCAGTTGACGATCAATGACCCTACTACCGGCGTGACCTACACGCTGGAATACACCCGCAAGACCGTTGAAGCAATGGAGAAGAACGGCTTTGTTGCCGCCGATGTGGAGCGCAAGCCTATGACTCTGCTTCCGGCTCTGTTTGCCGGTGCGTTCCTCGCCCATCATCGGTTCGTGAAGCGTGATGTGATCGACAGCATTTACGCTCGTATGAACCACAAGGACGAGCTGATTGCCGCTCTGGTAGAGATGTATAACGACCCCCTGCTGAGTCTGCTGGACGAGCCTGAGCAGGAGGGCAACGAGGGAAACCTGAGCTGGAAGACCGGCTGGTAAGCGACCGATCTTCCAGAAGTGAGGGGGGCGGCGGCGACCATCGCCCCGCTCCCCTTCTCGCTTACACGCCAAAGTTTTATGAGGTTTTTCCGTACTATCTGTCCATTGGCATGACCTATGAGCAGTTTTGGGAACAGGACTGTGAATTGGTGAAGTATTACCGAAAGGCGGCGCAGATCAGGCAAGACCTGAGAAATCAAGACGCTTGGCTTCAAGGAGCTTATTTTTACGAAGCGCTTATTGACGCTGCCCCGGTTCTTCGTGCTTTCGCCAAGAAGGGAACCAAGCCCACGCCGTATCGGGAAAGCCCCTATGAGCTGTTCAGTCGGCAGGATAAGAAACAGCAGAAGCAGCTTCAAGAAAAACACGATGACCAAGCCAAGGCATACATGGAAGCCTTTATGGTGTCGGTCAATAAGAAATTTCAAGAGAAAGGTGGTGGCGTAAGTGGCTGACAATGTGGAAATTCAGGGATTGGAGTTTCAGATCGTCAATGACAGTACGCAGGCGGTCACAGGACTTCAAAACCTGATTAACACGCTCAATCGTTTGAAAACCGCTACCAACGGCGGCGCAACGGGTCTGAGCAAGACCGCTCAGGGTATTCGGGAGCTTTCCAATTCTCTGAAAGGCTTGAACAGCGGTGACGCTTCGCAGAAGATCACCCGGCTTACCAATGCGCTGACCGCTCTGAGTCAGGTTGGGAATGTGAAGATTTCTTCCTCCATCGCCAACCAGCTCACGGCAATCAACACCGCTCTCGCTGGCCTGAAATGGACGGACGGCGACAAGCTGACTTCCCTTGCCAACGGTTTACGCCCTCTCTCCGAGTTGGGTAAGGCCAATATGACCACCTTTATCAATCAGCTCTCCAAGCTACCGAAGGTGATCGAGGATTTGGAAGCGGCGGACATTGACAAGTTCACACAGCAGATGACCGCTCTTGCCGCCGCCATGAAGCCTTTTGCCGATGAAATGCAGAAGGTGTCCAACGGTTTCTCGGCGTTCCCGTCCAAAATCCAAAAGCTGATTACCAGCACGGAAAAATACAACGCTTCTGCCCGTAAAGCAACCTCCACCACCGGGAAGTTCACGAGCGGATTGAAAGCGTTGAATGTCGCCGCTGTTGCAATCACTTTCCGCAAAATCGGTCATTTCATCGCACAGGCGGTCACGGAGTCCAATAAGTATCAAGAAGACCTAAACCTGTTCACGGTCGCCTTGGGTCAGTATGCAGATGAAGCAAAAGAATATGCAGAATATGTATCTGACATTATGGGAATTGACCCGGCACAGTGGCTTCGCAATCAGGGTATTTTCAACACGCTGCTGACCGGCTTCGGTGACACGGCTGAACGAGCGCAGCTCATGAGCAAAAACCTGACGCAGTTGGGCTATGACCTTTCTTCGTATGCAAATATTCCTATCGAAGAAGCTATGTTGAAGTTACAGTCCGGTATTTCCGGCGAGTTGGAACCTCTGCGGCGCTTGGGCTACGATCTATCGCAAGCAAAGTTACAGCAAACAGCACTTAACCTTGGTATCAAGGAAAGCGTTGCCAACATGACGCAGGCAGAAAAGGCCGAGCTGAGATACTACGCCATTATGACTCAGGTGACAACCGCTCAGGGTGATATGGCGAGAACGCTGGAAGCTCCTGCAAACCAACTTCGTATCTTGCAGGCACAGCTTACACAGGCCGCACGAGCGATCGGTAACATCTTCATTCCCGCACTGAACGCAATTCTGCCCTATGCAATCGCTGTTGTTCAGGTCATTCGAGAAATCGCCAATGCCCTTGCCAACCTTGCGGGGTTCAAGCTAACCGATGTGGACTATTCGGGAGTGAATAGCGCTGCTGTCGGCGCTGGGTCTTTGGCTGATAATCTCGATGACGCTGCCGGTGCTGCCAAGAAGTTGAAGCAGTACACCGCAGGCTTTGACGAGCTAAACGTTTTTGCCCCTGACGCTGGGAATGGTTCTTCGGGGGCAGGTGGTAGCGCTGGTGGATCGGGTGGATTCGATTTTGATCTGCCTACCTATGACTTCCTTGGTGACGCTGTGCAGACCCGCATTGGTGAAATCAAGAAGATGATTGAGGACACTCTCGCAGAGATCACTACGATTGTTTCCGGCTTTATGCTGGCGGTAGGTGCAATTCTGGTCGTGACCGGCGTGAATATTCCGCTGGGTGTCGGCCTGATGGCGGCGGGTGCGGTCGGCCTTGCGGCTACCGTTGGGCTGAATTGGACTGCTATGAGTAGCGAACTGGCAAGTACGCTGGCTCTCATTACGGGTGTTGTCGGCGGCTTCCTGCTGGCTCTTGGCGCAATTATGGCGTTCTCAGGGGCGAACCTTCCTCTTGGTATCGCTTTGATGGCCTTGGGAGGGGCAAGTCTTGTATCTGCCGCTGTTATCAACTGGCATAACAGTGACCGACACCTCACTGACGCTTTGACCACCTTAACGGGAGTTCTGGCGGGTGCTTCTCTGGCGGTAGGCGCTATGTTGGCCTTTACCGGGGTCGCAACCGGGCTGGGTATTGCGCTGATGGCTGTTGGTGCTGTTACGCTCGTATCTGCCGCAGCTCTAAACTGGAATAGTATCTCGGACGCTCTGGCTTCTCCCTTGTCCAGAGTCGGATTGCTGGTCAGTGGAGCAACCTTGGCACTCGGCGCTATCCTCGCTTTCTCCGGGTGTATGCCCCTCGGTATTGCGCTGATGGCGATTGGTGCGACTTCTCTGGTTTCCGTAATGGCTCTCAACTGGAATGGCCTGAGCGATGAAATCCAGAATGTGATTGCCATTATTACCACGGTCGTATCCGTGGCGTTCCTCGCTATTGGTGCGGCACTGACGTTCTCCGGGGCGAATATCCCGTTGGGTCTGGCTCTGCTGGCGGCGGGTGCGGTCACAATGGGTACGGCTATCATGCCGAACTGGAATGATCTCTCTGACAATGTTCAGCAGAAGATCAGCATGATTACCACCGTTGTCGGCGGCGCTCTCTTGGCTGTCGGCGCTATCCTTGCTCTAAGCGGAGTCGCCCTTCCTCTCGGTCTTGGCCTGATGGCGGCTGGCGCATTGAGCCTTGGCGCTGTTGCTACCCTGAATTGGGATTTTGTGGTTAATTCCATTAAGAAAGTCGTATCGGTCATCACGGGTATTCTCAGCGGCGCATTGATCGTTCTCGGTGTCCTGCTGTGCCTGAGCGGTGTGGGTGTTGGCCTTGGCCTTGCGGTACTGGCGGCGGGTCTGTCCCTGTCGTATGCGGCATGGACGCTGGACGATAACCCCATTACTCGCTTTGTACGGCAGATGGCAAACTCCATTATTGGACTTGTGAACGGTGTCATTGACGCAATCAATGATATGTTCCACATCCAGTTCAACGGTCTGTCCGTTATGGGTATCACGCTTATTCCGGCGTTTGATATTCGATTGGTGGATATTCCGCATATTCCGTTCTTTGAAGACGGCGGTTTCCCGAATGAAGGACAGCTCTTTATCGCCCGTGAAGCGGGTGCGGAAATGGTCGGTGCGATGGGGCGCAGAACGGCGGTTGCCAACAATGACCAGATCGTTGAAGGTATCTCCGCAGGCGTGTCCGTTGCCAATGACGGCGTGATCGCCGCTATCTACGCTCTGCTGAATGTTGTGGAAGAAAAGGATATGTCCGTTGTCATTGGCGACAATGAGATCGGTCATTCCTACGACCGCTACAAGGAGAAGCGTGGTCGGCAAGTATCTACTGGCGTGTTCGCCAATGCCTACTAAGGAGGGCTGAGGAAATGCAAAGTTTCATTACAATCAATGGCACAAAGTTTCCTCAGCCCCGCAGGGGCTTAGAGCTGCTGTCTGCCACTATCGTAGACTCTGCCAGAAATGCCAACGGCGTTGTGGTAGGCCAGAAGGTCGGCAGAGATCAACAGAAGCTCAACAACCTCTTTTGGGGCTATCTGACAGCGGAACAGTGGTCTGCCATGTTGCAGATTTTTGACAAGAACTTCTTTGTGACGGTCACTTATCCCGACATGGTGAACAACCGCTGGACAACCCGAAAGATGTACCCAGGCGACCGCACGGCGACCCCGTACCATCTTGACCCGAACACGGGGCTTCCTGCGGACTACATCAACTGCAAAGTCAACATCATTGACTGCGGCGAACCGTTCTAAGGAGGTGTAGCCGTGAAACAGGTAAGCAACGCTTACAAGCTGTCGATGAAATCTTTGCTCCGTGAGCAGTCCTTTGTGGAGATCACCTTCTCTCAGGTGGACACAGCGGCGGCAACAGACGGGAATTGGGTCAGCAACGGGGCGCAGAGCTATTCTGAGTTCGACACGCTGGACTACGGATATGATTATCAGGAGTCCTATGCGGCGTTGGAGCTGAACCGGTGGGCGCTGGACGGGAATACGGTCATCGTTCCTTCTTCCGGGACGATGTATGACGGCTTTGTTTCGAGCCACATGAGTAATGCTGAGGGCAAGTTTACCACCCCTGCGGTGCTGACTCGTGCTTTCAGCAATCCTCATACCTTCTCCGGTATCACCCTGACTTTTGACACCCGCTATCAGGAATGGCCTGACACCGTGACGGTTGATTTCTACCTGAATGGGACGGTGCTGGAAAGTCTGACCCTTCCCGTAGAGGGAACAGAGTTGGTCATCAACACGAAGGTCGCTTCTTGTGACAAGATCGTGTTGACGATGGGAAATATCCTCCCGTACCGCCGACCTCGGTTGCAACAGGTTCTCTACGGTGTGCAGAAGAAATTTGGAAATGATGACATTGTTTCCATCAAGGAGTCTCACGATGTAGACCCGCTCTCCCGCAGACTGCCGCAGGAAACCATGCAGTTCGTTCTTTTGGACTACGAACACAATTATGACCCGGATAACCCGAAAGGCATTTATGCCTATCTGGATAAGAAGTCACCGATTTCTCTCCGATACGGTTATATGCTTCCCACGGGCAAGGTCGAGTGGCTGAAAGCGGACAAGTATGTGCTGAACAGCAAACCGAAAGCTGCCAAAAATCAGGCCACCTTCACAGGGACAGGTCTGGTTGGAAGTCTGACCGGAACCTTCTACAAGAGTAAGCTCGGTTCCAAAAACTTCTACGACATGGCTGAGGAAGTGCTTTTGGACGCAGACCTGACGCTGACAGCGCAGGGTACGCACCCTTGGGTGATTGACCCGGCCTTGAAGCAAATGTTCACTACGGCGGCGCTTCCTATTGACTCGCACATGAACTGCCTGCAACTGATCGCTCACGCCTGCCGCTGCCGCCTATTTACAGACGATGACAATATCATTCACATTAAGCCCTTCGGCGTGACTGTGGTTGGTATTTACAGCGGCATATGGGCGGATAACGGTCATCTGTGGTACAGCGAGTGGGACACTGTTGACCGTGGCAATAAGGTCGGTAACACCTATGCGGCGTTGGAACTGAACCGCTGGACACTGGACGGTGGAGATCAGGTCATTGTTGAAGACACCGACCCCTCCGGTCGAGGGTTTATCAGTGAAGCGATGACTGCGGCAGATGGCACTTATACCACGAAGCCGACCTTCACCAAGACCTTTGATGTTTCTCACGACCTTCCCGTGTTGGCTCTCCGCTTTGATACCCCCTTGGACGAGTACCCCACCTCTATTCAGGTGAAGTATTATGCCGGGACGAAGCTGTTGGACACGCAGACCGTGACGGGTATCGCTTCTGCGGAGGTGTTTGTCAACAGCGAAGCGGCGATTGACTGTACCAAGATCAAGGTAACGATGGACGGTGGCCTGCCGTACCGCCGTATGCGGGTGAGCAAGCTCTACTACCGTGAAACGGACTTCACGCTGGATTTTGACTCGATTGATAAGGACTCACAATCTATCGCAAAGATCGACCAGCTCAAAGCGGTGTCTGTCGCCAAGTATGCGTACACGGCGGCAAATGACACCACCAAACTTTTCGAGGGAACGACCACCGAAACTCAGCTTCATGTCGAGTTCTCTGGTCTTGCACAAGATGTTTCTATCTCTGTTTCTGGCGGTTCGTTGGTATCCTCCAACATTTACGCCAGAGCTGCGGATTTGGTGTTATCCTCCGGCACTAAAACCGTAGTCATTACCGGCAAAACTCTGTCTGAGAACTCGGTGGTCGTTTCCTATCCCGTGGCTCTCGATGGAGAAATCGACAAGGAGGAAAACCCCCTTATCACCAACGATACGATGTGCGCCGCTCTTGCCGATCAGGTGAAAAAGTATCTGCAAATGAGAAACACCTATCAGACAAACTACCGTGGCAATCCTGAGTTGGAAGTGGGCGATGTGATTGGCTTGCAGACGCTCTACACCGATGAAATGGACGCATTGATCTTGGTGGACGAGATCACATTTAACGGCTCTCTGAGCGGAAAGTTGAAGGTGAAAGGTCTGATATGAGTATTATTGATAATCTCGTCTACGACCGCACACAGGCCGATGTAGACAGGGTTTTTACCCTGAAAAACAAAATCCTCACGGAAGGGCTTTCGAGCCTTTCCGCTGAGGAAAAGACCGAGTACATGGCTGGTATGAAGGGTGCTTACAATTACGGGGACATGAACCGTGTAGGGCAGGCGGTAGCCTATATCGCCAACCGCATGACTTCTCTCCCCGGACAGTTGGCGGCATACCGAGCGGAGAAAGGAGTCGCTGATGACCCGATCTACCATGTTCCGTATGACCCTTCCTCGGTGGTGGTTGCGGCAAGGACGAATTGGGCGATGGGTGATACGCCCACCCAATCTCTCGTGAAAGCCTACTTGAACAACCTGACGGTTCTCCGAAAGCAGCTCACGCTTCCCCCGGACGCACCGCTGGTTCCGAGCAGTCTGGACAATCTCACTTTTTCCACGGCAAACAACATTGAATATCTCCTGTATGTCATCGACACAACATTGACCGAGGTAGAAACCGAGCTGTATTCCAAGATCGACCGCACGGTGGACGCTTTCGCTTATGTTGGTCTGTATAACTGCGGAGAGTAAGGAGGAAATTTCATGAAAGATACTGTCATCAAGGGCAACGGTAAGTCCCGGTCTATCAAGGCTCCTACCGATATGCCTGCAACCTTCGAGGAATGGCGCACACAGCTTCTCGCCGGAACCGCTACCCTCGACATTGGTCTGAACGCCGCAGGCTGTGATGTGGTCGGCACAACCATGAGCAAGGCAAATCTGCTGTCCGACACCACCAAGTCGGCACTGGAACTGAGCGGCAGCGACCCCACGGTAAATGACGCTCTGTATGCCCTGAGCCAGAAGGGTTCTCCCGCAGAGGTGCGTGTTATCGCTGATACAGGCTCGACCGTCACCATGAGTAGGGGTGGCAAAACTCTGACAGGCAAGGTTGCTTCGACCGGCTATGCCACTCTGTACCCGACCGAGCTGGGTGACTGGACTATCGTGTTTACTTACAACGGTTCTCAGAAAACCAAGGTTTACACGCTGGAAGTCATCGGTATCGTGTATGTCTATCCCTTCGTAGTTGGCGCTACGCTGGAAGCTACCTCTTGGGACAACATCGCCGCTGTTTCCAAGTTCGGTCAGGCTCCGAACTACTGGAAGGTCGGTGACAAGAAGAACATTACTGTCAACGGCGTGACCTATGCGGCGCAGATCATCGGCTTTGACCATGATACGCTGACCACCGCAGACGGTAGCCGCACTAAGGCGGGTATTACCTTCCAGTTGGTTGACTGCCTGAAAACCACCTACTCCATGAACGGCTCCAACACCAATGTGAACGGCTGGCGTGGTTCCACTATGCGTACCTCCACAATGGCAACACTGCTGAACCAGCTTTCCTCCGACCTGAAAAGCGTGTTGAAGTTCGTCAACAAAGTGACCAGCGTGGGTAACAACAGTTCCGGTCTGGAAACCACTTCTGACAAGCTGTTCCTTCTGTCCGAGATCGAAGTCTTTGGTACTACTCAGTATTCTTACGCTGGTGAGGGTAAGCAATACGAGTATTACACCGCTGGCAACAGCACCATTAAGAAGGTCAATGGTTCTGCGTACTACTGGTGGGAGCGTTCTCCTTTTTCCGGCTACACCAACAACTTCTGTTATGTGTACAACACCGGCGCCGCCAACTATTACGGCGCCAGCTACTCCCATGGCGTGTCCTTCGGCTTCTGCGTTTAATCCCCGGTTTCATCAACACCAATCCCGCCCCGTCAGGGGCGGTGTAAGAAGGGAATGTTGGCGTGTCAGTCATCAAAGCTATGCGTGGCGAAAGCTCCATGCAGTTCATCGAAACCGCCAGACGGTTAGAGCTTCACGCTTTCTCCGTCTGCACTAAGGCTCCTAAAAGATACGCACCTCTGCTGACAAACCGTATCTTCGAGCTGGCTTCCACGGTTCACGAGGAAGTCCGAGCGGCGAACAACATCTACCCGCACAATCAGCATGAAGCGCAAATGCGGCGAGATCACCTGATTAACGCCAACATCGCCCTTCAAAATCTCAGCCCGAAGCTGACTTTGCTCTATGACGCTATTCTCCAAAACCCTGAAAAATGTCCGTGGATTGACCACGCTATGAAGGAATTTGGAGAGTACATCACGGACGAAGCACAGCTTATCTCCAAGGTTCGGAAAGCTGACCACGAGAGGTATAAAGACCTTCCTGTGTGAGTTTTTCATTGGGTCAAGCCCTGTAATTGTTACCGTTTCTGCGAACAACTGGTGGGAGCGTTCTCCTAATTCCGGCAACACCAACAACTTCTGTAATGTGAACAACAACGGCAACGCCAACAATAACAACGCCAGCAACTCCAATGGCGTGTCCTTCGGACTCTGCAACTTCGCATAGGTCAGTCGTAGTAACCCCTTTGGGCGAAATCAGTACCTTTTGCAGAGGGAGGGCTTGTTCCCGGCTACCAAGCCAAAACACCCCGTCCGATGTAGTCAGCCGGACGCTTCTTGCATGGTGAGCGATTGTACGGTAGCTCATTTCATGGCTGGTACTACAAGCAGTTAGAACCCGTACCCGACAATAAGACTGTACGGAGGGGAACCTTCTATGACAAGTGAAGAACGGAGAGAAGCCCGTTATCAGCGCAGGAAAGCCAAGCGGGATGAAGCTCGTCTGCGGCGAAGCAAAGAATGTGGTGATTTCGATGAAGTCTTTTCGTTCAGACACCTTTACCTTTCCGGGAAGAAATGCTGTAAGGGTGTCTACTGGAAAAACTCAACTCAGCGGTATATCGGCAATATCATTCCGATCATCGCAAAGACCCATCGTGAACTGCAAAACGGAACCTTCAAGCACCGTGGTTTTCACGCTTTCACCATCATGGAGCGAGGGAAGAAGCGGTATATCCGATCAGTCCATATCACGGAACGAGCGGTTCAAAAGTGTCTGTGTGACTACTGCTTGGTTCCTACCTATTCGGCCTGTTTCATCTATGATAACTCAGCCAGTTTGAAGCACCGAGGTATGGACTTCGCCCTGCGCCGTATGACCTGTTACCTCCAACGGCATTACAGGCGGTACGGTCTGGAAGGAGGGGTTCTGCTTTACGATTTTCACAGCTTCTTTGACTCAGCTCCACACGAGCCGCTGTTCCGTGAAGCCGACCGTAGACTTCATGACCCGAAAATCAGGGAGCTTGCGAACAGCTTTGTTACGGACTTCGGTTCTGTGGGCTTGGGTCTTGGCAGTCAGGTATCTCAGACGAACGCCCTTATGCTTCCCAATATGATCGACCACTACTTCAAAGAGGTCTGCCGTATCAAAGCCTATGAGCGATACATGGACGATGGCGTGGCAATCAGCCCTGATATTGATGACCTGTATCTCTGTATGGACGGGTTAAAGATCATCTGCGAGAAGTGCGGTCTGGAACTGAACTTGAAGAAGACAAGGGTAGTTCCTCTCAGAGATTATTACCGCTGGTTGAAAACGAGGTTCATCATCACACCGACCGGCAAGGTTGTTCGGAAGATGAACAAGGACTCAACAAAAATCGTTCGACACAAGCTCAGGGCTTTCCGAGGAAAGCTCGACCGGGGCGAAATGACCTTGGCTGATATTCGGTGTTCCGTAGACTCCTACAACGGTCACATGAAGCGAGGTCACAGCTTCAAGGTGCGACAGCGCACTAATCAGTATTTCAAATCATTGTACGGGTTCTACCCGGACGAGAAAGGTTGGAAAAGCCATGTATAAAATCATCAAGAAGGACGCAGTTCTCGGCATTGTGAGCAATCTAACTTGGGTATGTATGCAGGAAAACGGCTGCTACGGCCTGACGGTCGAGGACAATGCACAGGGTATTGCCTTGAACGGCACCGTGTACCATGTCAACGGACACCCCGAACTGGACGGTGCTGAAACGGTTTCGGTCGAAGAAGTGGACGATGGCGTTTACGCTTCCAGTCTGACCGCTCTGCTGACTGACCCGAACGACATTCGTAATTCTGAGCAGTTCCGCAAGGCTGTTCAGATGTTCGCCAAAAGCCTTGACGAAGACTCTGCGATGGTGGTTGCAACCATCTATGACCCCTATCAGGTCGGTCATGCCTATGCTGTTGGTGATTATTTCACCTACGGCGTGAACGGTGTAGGCGACCCGCAGCTCTACAAGGTAGTACAGGCGCACACTTCTCAAGCAGATTGGAAGCCTGACACACTTCCCGCTCTCTACACTCCGATTGGCCTGACCCCTTCCGGCTACCCTGTGTGGACTCAGCCCACAGGCGCTCATGACGCTTACAACAAGGGTGACATTGTGAGTTACAACGACAAGCTGTACCGCAGTCTGATTGACGGGAATGTGTATTCCCCGGACGCTTATCCTGCTGGCTGGGAAGAATACACCGGCAAGTAAAAAAGGGGGAAGGACATGAGTGACGCAATTCTGGTCGCTATTATCACGGGTGGTCTGAGCCTGCTTGGTATCATCTACTCGTCCGGCAAGTCTGCCAGCAAGGTTGACGCAAAACTGGACAAGCAGCAGGCGGTCATCGAAACCAAGTTGAACGAACTGACCCGTGAAGTGCGGGAACACAACAATTTCGCAAGGCGTGTGCCTGTGGTTGAAGAACAGATCAAGGTCATCAACCACCGTATCGAGGATTTGGAGGGCTTTCACAAGCCTGCATGACCCGAAAGTAAGGTGATAAAGGTGAGTAATCGGGTCAAAATCCCTATAACTTTCTCTTAGTATGCGTGTATAAGAGGGAGTTTATAGGAAAAACGCCCGATTACTCACCTAACTCACCTAAATTAAAAATTGGAGGTAAAAATTATGCTCGAAACCATTTTGCATAACCTGACGAACATTGGCTGGGCTATGCTGATTTTTCTGTGTGCCTACCTTTCCAATGTATCCTTTTCTCTGTATTACAACATCAAAGTCCTGCTGGAACCGTTCAGCAAGGAAAAGCTGATAAACTCCGGCTTGAAGATCACCGCTTTTGTCTGCGGTCTGACCCTGCTGTGTGTCGCTATTACTACGCTGCCGCTGTTTGCGGATATGGTCGGGTGGGAAATTCCGGCTGAGTATGTGGATATTTTCAGCAATTTGGTGATTATTGGTGCGGTACTCATGGTGTCCTGCAAGTACATCGCAGAAGCATTTACGAAGTTTAAGGCCATTTTGGACGCTACCAAGGAGGACAAGAGCTATGATGAAATCAAGTGAACTGGTCGCCAAGGTCGTTGATATTGCCAAGCACTATAAGACCCTGTATGTCATGGGGTGCTTTGGTGCGCCGCTGACCGACACAAACAAGTCTCGGTATATCAAGAACCACCCCTACAACATGGCGGCAGCTCGTACCTCCATGATTATGGCGGCGACCCCTGACACCTTCGGCTTTGACTGTGTGAACCTTATCAAAGCCGTTTTGTGGGGCTGGACTGGTGATAAAACCAAGTCCTATGGTGGTGCGAAGTACGCCACCAACGGCGTACCTGACGAGGGCGCTGACACTATGATTAAGAGGTGCAAGGACGCTACTGCTTCCGGGTGGGACAAGGTTGACCCCGGTGAGGTGGTGTGGACTACGGGACACATCGGTGTGTATATCGGAAACGGTCTGGCGGTCGAGTGTTCCCCTCGTTGGGCGAACAATGTGCAGATCACCGCTGTCGGCAACATCGGAAAAAAGAACGGGTACAATACTCGTATGTGGAAGAAGCACGGACACCTCCCCTATGTGATCTACGATAAAACCGTGACTCCCGCACAGCCCGAAATGGTCAAGCCCGTTCCTACCACCGAGGTCAAGGCCAAGGGTGTCGCACGGTCTTTCAATAAGGCTGTGGCAGGCACTTACACCGTGACCGCTGGTGCTGGCCTGAATGTTCGTGACGCTGCCGGGACGGACAGTAGAGTGCTGGTGACAATCCCCAAGGGAACCACCGTCAAGAACTACGGCTACTATACCGTTGTAAACGGCGTTAAATGGCTCTATGTGGCTTTCTCACACAAGAGAGTAAATTATACTGGCTTCGTGCATGAACGCTTCCTGAGTCGCTGAGAGGGCTTCCTATGGGTGGTAAACGAGTGCAACCTAAGCCGAAGAAGAAAAGAATGAGAAAGCGCACAAAGTTCACGATCTTGTCCATCTTCAATCTGACTTGGTATGCCGTTGTGGTGCTGATTTTGAACGCCTGCGGTCACACGGTTGACACAGAATTGACGGTCGGCTGGTTTGCGGCTTGGACTGCCGAACTCGCCATTCTGTACGGCATTAAGGTCAAGGCAAAAGAAACCTCAGACGAGGACGCTCAGGGGTGAGAAAATGCAAGTGCTGAAAGAAATCACGCTCGACAAGGTTATCAATCTCTACGAGGGTCAAGTCGTTCACGACAAAAAGCAGCTCATTGAATGGGACGATCATCGCCGTACTCCACTCTATGAACTGAAAGAACGAACACTGGCTCAGGACAAGATGATCTTGGGTGCGCTGAAATGCGCCAGAGCGAACGGGTATTCCGGCGAAGAATAAAAGAAGACACTCCCTACCAATTAAGGTAAGGAGTGTCTTTTGGTTTGAACGAACACCGTTCCCCACACAATGTAGGGTTCGGATATGCGCTCAATGGTACGCCAGCAAACACGCCGAAAACCTTTGATTTATCAGGGTTTTCGGCTTTTCTTATTTCTGCGGCTTTTGTGGCTTTT